GGACCAGAATGAGATTGGTAAACAGTTAGCTGAACTCATTGTGAATAAGCATAAACAGAAAAACAAGGGTAAGAACAAGCCTGTTGTTAAGAGGGAACTGGCGAAATACTAACATGAATATCGATATACTGACCAAACTATTAGGAGAGGAATATCTTGAATATCAGGATAAAACTCTCAAGTTTATTGACCATATCGAGGCAGGATATCATACAAGATTCTTGTATAGTATGATGCCTAAATTTCTATTGGAAGCAATGGCGACAACTATAACTCATTGTTTCCTTAATCACACATCGCATCGTAGGGCAGCACTTATCATTATCGCTAATTGTATGATTCTTGATAAGAAGGCTGATACGATACTTGATGAAATTTGTAAGGAAGTACTGAAAAATAAACCTGTTGCTAATAATTGGGTGAACTGATGAAATTAAATACAATAGAAAAAGCCTTGATAGAACATCAGATAAATAAAGATACTGTTTGGTGTCAGTATCATCTAATTCAGCATAATGAAAAAAGAGAGGCTACAGGAACATTCGTAATACAAGGATATACAGTTCCTACTTGTATTAAATGTTTGAATGAACGAGTAGACCTAGTAGAATGTTATGAACCAATCAAACAAATGGAGTATATCAACATTCTAAAAAGACTGATTGAGAACAGCGATAGGATGGAAGATAGGTAAGAGATGAGAACAGCATCATATTCTACCGTAACCTTAGTGGATGATTGTAATAATACCATAGGCTATGGCTATATTATGTTTGCTGATGCAGAACTGATTGGGCCGGTTCTAGTAGATTTAAAAGGTAATCCCCTTGATACATTCGAGTGGGATAAGATTATTCAAAATAAGGTGATACTGGTTGTATACAATGAAACAATCCACTAATCCGTTGACTACACTGAAAGACCTTGAAGTATATTACCTCACTAATGTGAGTAATGATGATTCATCTATGCAGATGAAGATATTCATTGTGATGCTCATATCCATGCTTATTAAGATGGAGGAACGGGTTGTAGTTCTTGAGTCTATTATTACTAATGAGGGACGAATTAGGAGTATTAAATAATGAATGCCCATCCTTTCACACTACCTATTATCATGTGTCATTGTGCTAAGTGTAATACAGTTACACCACATGAAGAAGTATATGATGACCCATACTTTGAGTATGGATTGTGGTGTAAAGTATGTGATATGGTATGGGAAGCAGTTCTTCCTAATGATGAGGTGAAAAACTGATGGGTTACTATAGTTTATTCTGTCATTGCGCCTCGTGCCATACACCTATGTTGTGTAATCCTGACTTGGTACCATCTATCAGGATTAAAGGTGTTAAGGAACCTGTATGTGAATCATGTGTAGAACGATGGAATACGCTACATCCTGATACACATTTCACTATTCCTACAGGTGCATATTATCCGGCTCCTGAAACTCAGGAAGATTTAAGTCAGGATGGTCTTAACGCAAAGTATGAAGAAGAATATAATAGAGACTATTTCCACGACTTTGATGATAAGGATGAGGATAACGAATAGTGTGGATTCTAAATAGAAACTACTATCTTCGTATATCTATTACATGGCCGTGGTTATGGATATACACAACTAAGTCTTTACTATTGCGTGCAATAAGGAAAAACAAATGCCACAAAAAAGCGTAGTACTAGATGCTACTGTAATGACCACATTACAGAACTGTCCTAGACTAGCAGATTTCCAATTCTCACGTAACTTTAGACCTATTGAGGGTCCATCTAATTCAATGGAATGTGGACTAATTGTTCATAAGTTCCTTGAATACTATTACGGTAATATCATTAAGGGTGTTAATAAGACCGATGCCGTAGGATATGGATTCGCAGCGGCAGAAATGTTTATTTCAGGTTGTAAGTATTGCACTGGTTTTGTTCCATTTCATGACCATACTGACCCTAAAGTATCATGTGGTGATAAGTGTAGAGTAAAACCAGAATGTAATCACAAACCTGATGAGTTTCCCGGTGTTAAGAATACACCTAAAGAACCTGATAAGTCTGACCCACAAGAAAAGTGGAAAACAGGTTGGGGATGGGTATTAGAGACTTGTCAACAGTATATCGACTTTTGGCGTAATGATGTATGGGTTCCACTAGAAATTGAAAAAGTTAAGGCAGTTCAATTATACGATGATGAAGATGTTCGTGTAATGTGGAAGTCTAAACTTGATTTGATTTGTGATACGTTACAAGCTATTGTTCCTGTTGACCATAAAACTATGAAACAGGACCGTGATATGGTTAGTATGAACAATCAGTTCATGGGTCAGTGTATCGTAACTAATAGCCGTAACATTGTCATTAACAAGATTGGATTTCAAACAAGTCTTAAGCCTGAACAAAAGTTCATTCGTAAGTCTATCTCATACTCATTGGATAGACTCATAGAATGGCAAACGGAAATCCTTCCATACTACGCTAAACTGTTGCTTATGTATGATGAGATGGGATACTTTCCACCTAACTTTCAGCATTGCCAAAGTAAGTTTGGTAACTGTACCTTTCTTAAGGTATGTGAGAACAATCCTGACATGCGCGAGGATGAAATAAAGAAAATGTTCATGGTGGGTAGTGAGTGGAATCCTTCTAATGATGAGTAATTTATGAATTGGGATGATAACGAAATATATTATTTAAGTATAGGTGCTGTTGATGGAACAACATCTTATCATATGTCTAGTGATAATAAACAAAGTTTACTAGAATTTCTTAGATTATATGACCATGAAGGTAGTTCAATATCAATTCACCGAGAAAGAGACAATAGAATAACATTTAATGGTGAAGCTGTATACAAAATATTAAGGAATGAAGATGAGTAAAAAATACAATCACATCCATCGTTATAAAAAAGTAAATATAGGTGGTTTTAACAAAACCTATCTTGTATACAAATGTTATAAGCCAGCTTGCACTCATTACATACCACTCCACTTAGCTGAAGGACAAATTTCTGAGTGTAACATATGTGGCGAACCTTTTCTTATGACAAAAGCTATCTTACATGCTCATGGTAATAAAGAACCAGCTAGACCTAGATGTCAAGATTGTAAAAAGACTAAGACAAATGAAATAGTTATTGATGTATTAGATAGGTATGAACCATAATGCCAACATTAAATGACGTTAATAGTTCAGACGGCTTAGTCACCATGCTTAAAGGTGAACCTGGAACACGTAAGTCTACCTGTGCTTTATCATATCCAACACCACAGTATTGGGTATCTACTGACCAAAAGATGGATGCACTAGTATTACCAGCTAAGACATGGGGTTTAAATCTATCAAAAGACATTCATTATGATGATTATAATGATTGGAATGGACCCCTCGCAAAACTAAATCAATTCAGAGTTAATTGTCCTTATAAGACTATCATTGTTGATAGTATCACCTCATTAGGTGATTGTATTACAGGACAAGTTAAGAAGTCTAAGAAGAAGTCTAAGGATGATAAAGATAGTGGCGGTACTGGTGGTAAGACCATAGGTGGTATTACGGTCAGTGGTTATGATGAATTTAATGCTGAAGCTGCCGCATTAATAGATATGATTGATATCTTAAAAGATATTAAAAGATATCACAAGATTCATATTATCCTGATTGCCCATGTTATTGGAGCACGTAAGGATAATAGCGATAATATGTTGACACATCATTCACGAGTTATTGTGACTGGTGCTGAAAAAACATCATCAAAGATTTCGTCCCGCATGGATGAAGTATATCACTTCAACGTGGAACCGGGACTTAATGTAGATTCAGGAGGTGACTATACACTATATACAGAACATACAGGTAACGACTATGCTAGAACTACACTACCACTGAGAAAGAAAATCACATTCAATACAAAGCCACTATATGAAACATATATTGGTCCAGCTATTGAACAACTAAGGAGTATGCCGACTATTCACAAAGTACCCACTGTGCAAACAGCACAAACAACACAACAAAAACCAACAGATTTCACAGCTAAGTAAAGGAACATCACAATGGCTATTATCGAATTCAGCGAAAAAGACCTTCTTCGTGGCAAGCTCATTACTCCCGGCTGGTATCGTATCAAGGTTGATAATGTGGGTGAAGCACCTGCTAAACCTTCTGATAAGGGTCCATCCATTAACTATCCTGTTGAAGCAACAGTATTGTTTAATGGTGATAATGGGGACACTGAGTTTGCCAATGTTCCTATTGAGTGGAACTTTAATTCCAAGGCCATTAGTTTGGCTAGGGGTTTCTTGGAAGCCTTTGGTGTTGTAGTTCAGGCTAAGATGAGGTTTGACCTTAAGTCTGCCGAGGGTCGTGAACTTGACGTGTTCATTGAAAATGAAATGTATCAGAATCGTTTCATTAACAAGGTGAACCACAAGTATCGTGCTCCGAAAGACGATGTGACGGCTATGCCTGCCGTTACCAAATAGTTAGTTAATTAAGTGGGTATCATTCTTATATGGTATAGGAGTGGTACCCACTTATTAAATGTAGGGAGAATAATTATGATGAATATGATTGACTTCGATGATATTAATGATGAAATTTCAGAATATATTATGACTGATGAATCTACTGACGAAATTGAAGAAACTGAGGAAGAAGATGATGATGACTTTGACGATAATGACGATGATAATGATGAAGACGAAGATGATGATAATGATGATGAAGTAGAAGGTACTGAAGAACCTAAATAACAGATTCATTAATGTAATAGGACAAATATCTGGTTCCTAAAGTATAGATGCATTCGTATAATTAATTGGCGCTAATTATACGGAGCTGGGGAACTGTACAATAGGATAGATAATAGCCAAAAAGAGGCCAAACAATTACATTGATGATAGGGGGATGGCAGATAATACCTGACGGTAATAGTGTCATCCCCCACCTTTATTTTTAAATTTACTGCCCATTAAATTCATGAGTAGAACGGCAGTATACTCAATCATTCTTAGAGAATGTAATGGAGAAAAAAATGTTTAACAATCCGACCCTGAAAACTGAAACGCCTGAAGACGTTACCCCATTTATGGGGCAAGATGACCCTATTGAAAAGAAAGATGAAGCTAGAGTACAGGGTAAGATTATTAAAGTATCATCTCAGGGATATGGTTTCATATCCTCTAAAGAGATTAAGTTCACTCGTATCTTCTTTCACTGGACATCACTAAAACAAGAAACACTTAACTTTAAAGACCTTAAGTTAGGTATGAAGGTTGAGTTCACACCTGTGGAAATTCCCGGTAAGGGACATAGGGCAATTAGAATTGTAATACTTGACCCTATCGAAAAAGAATAATGACCCATCTTGAGCGTTACAATTCTGTCAAAAGCTGGCAGGAACGTGCCCAAGTAATGGAAATCTTTCATTTAGGTATGTGTCTAACTGATAAGAAATGGACCATATCTAAAACATCTGAGTATTTTCAATGTAGTATAGGACTAGTAAGTGAGAATCTCAGAATAGCTGAAACCAGCCATAAAGAACCCAGTATATTGTTATGTAATACTAGACAAGAAGCAGTGGGTAAATTGGAGTATCTACATGATTAAACGTCCACAGGAGTGGTTTATTCGTAATGTTCAAATGCAAATGTGGGTCTTTAATATCAGTGAATATACCATTGATATTGAAGAAGCACAACTATTTACAAGAGAACAAGCTGATGAACTAGAAAGACAACCACATCACAAGAAAATCTTTATTCTCGAACTAGAACATGTAATCAGACGTAAGTTCAATCTATCTAGAAATATGCTTGAGTCTGTTAGACGAAGCAAAATGAGAAATAGTATTGAAAAACTACATGAAAACTTGAAGTCAGCCTAACAACATGACTGAGAAAAAGTACATTGCCGGGTATGGGTCATTAGGTGCGAAGCTAATGATACTCGGAGACTGTCCATCCTATAAAGATGTGGAAAGTGGTAAACCATTAAGTGATAACATTATCGGTGGATTATTATCAGAAGCCGGAATACGTAAAGAATCTTGTTGGGTAACTACAGTTTGTAAATACTATGTTACACCCAATGTAAAAGGTAAAAAAGTACCTTTCTCTATACGTGCTCAGAATGAAGGCATAGATATAGATAAAGAACTATTAGACCTTAAAGCTGAAATTACCGAGATAAAGCCCAATTGCATCCTCGCGCTCGGTAAAAATGCATTATGGGCTTTATCCGGTAAAACCGGCATTAAGTATCATCGCGGAAGTATAATGCGGGGTATTGGAGATACAAAGTTTATTCCTACTTATAATCCAAGTCACCTGAATTTTCAAGCCACTGATATAGAATTCACAGGATATTGGAATAAACAAGTAATGCTCTTTGATATTAAACGAGCATTAAAACAATCTGAATTTCCTGATATAACACTGCCTGCGAGGAGTCTTCAAGTCTGCCAAAGTTCTCACCATCTATCCGTATTTGCAGAGCAATACAAAAAGAGTAAGTTAATGTCAGTAGATATTGAAGCTAATGGTACCTGCATTCCAGTATGTGTAGGGTTAGCATTTAATAAAATTCATGGTTTAACCGTCCCTTTATGGAATGCTGGTGGTATATCTACCATTCCTGATAGTGACCTTACTCAGTGTTGGATTATTCTTGCACGCTTACTATACGAGAAAGAAATAGTAGGTCAGAATTTTAATTATGACCGTGATAAGTTAAGCCGATTAGGCTTTACAATACGTAAACTAGCCTCAGACACTATGTTAAAGGCACATACCATCAATCCAGAGTTACCTAAAAGACTCTCATTCAATACGTCTATATACACTGAAGAACCCTTCTACAAAGATGAGGGTATGTATGAGGGGTCTATAAATGACCTATTGATGGGATGTGCTAGAGATGCTTGTGTAACATATGAAGTTAATGAAGCAATGGACCCTGATATCGATGAACTAGGTATGAGAGGGTTCTTTGATAACTTCATTATGAAATTACCTGATATGTATTGGGCGATAGAACAGCAGGGTTTCAGAATAGACCCTATCGAAAGAGATAGACTATTACATAAATATATCGAATGGGAAGAACGTGTTCATCATGAACTATTTACATTAGTCGGTGTGGATATTAAAGTCAACTCTAATACACAAATACCTATCTTGTTATATGAGAACTTTAAACTTCCTCGCAAACAAGGTACTGGCGAAGAGGTGATAACTGAACTATTAAACTCTCCTAATGCAGTTAAGAAACCTGAACAACGTCGTGTATTAGAATTGATACTAGAAGGTAGAAGAGTACAGAAAAGTATTAGCACCTATCTTATGGCATTACCGGACTTCGATGCTCGGATGAAAACTACATATAACATATGTTTAGAAACAGGACGTACATCAACAGGTCAGCAAGACCCACCTATACGACCAAAGATAGACCTAATAGGTAAAGGTCGTAAGATTGATATGAAAGTCATGGGTATAGCATTCCAGACCATGACAAAACATGGAGATATTGGTGCTGATATCAGAGGTATGTATGTTCCTGACTCTGAGGATGAAATATTTGTACAGGCTGATAGTTCACAAGCTGAAGCACGGGTAGTATGGTTACTTGCTGATGATGAAGAAGCTTTAAGGTTAGTAGATGAAATTGACTATCATGCATGGACAGCTTCATGGTTTTTTGGTGGAACAGAACAGGACTATTCTAAAAAGATATTGGGGTATGAACATCCTATTAGGTTTGCAGGTAAAACCCTTCGTCATGCAGGACATCTTGGTGCTGGTAAAAGACGAGCAGCTATTGAAATCAATACTCAGGCACGTAAGTACAAAATCCCAATACCAACCATTACCGAAGTACTCACTGAAAGAGCACTCAATATATTCCACACCAAACAACCTAGAATACAACGTGTGTTTCATGCAAGCGTGATAGCACAACTTAAAGTTAATAGAAGATTAATAGCCCCCGTACCATATGGTATTGATGCAGAATTTGGTGGTGTAAGAACATTCTATGAGAGAATGGGAGATGAGTTATATAGACAAGCGTTCTCATACTTACCTCAACGTGCTGTATCGGACAATACTAAGGCTGCTGGCTTACGTATCAGAGCGAGGATACCTAACATTAAAATAGTAATGGAGTCTCATGACGCTTTATTGTTTTGTATCGCCAAAAACAAGCTCTCAGAATACATACCTATTATTAAACAAGAATTTGAACGACCAATAGACTTTAGTAATTGTTCTATTAAGAGGCGTAGCCTCAGTATACCCTGCGATATTGAAACTGGTATGAACTATAGAGACTTTAAGAAGTTCAAAGACATAATCCTTCCTGTAATTGATATCCCACCTGAGAGTAAATCTGTAACAGACCAATTTGCAGTGGTGTAACTATGGATAATTTTATTGACCCAAAACTAATAATAGAACTAACAATACAAGAATGTAATACGTTGGTTAAATTACTAATGTTTCAATACATCTCATATGAGAATACAGAAGCCCTTGCATTAATGAGAAGGTTACGAACATTCGTAGAGACAAACACATATGAAACAACCAACCAATCTTCGTAAAGCCATATGTTACGAATATGTCAAACTGGTTACATGATTTAGTAGTACAGCATGACGAGCTAGAATCCCCTGAATCATTCTGGTATTGGGGTGGACTGTCTGCAATATCAGCAGTAGTTAAAGATAATATATGGATAGATAGACAGATTCATAATCTGTATCCAAATATATTTGTAATGCTTCATGCTGAGAGTGGATTACGTAAAGGTCCAGCAATATCAATGGCACGTCAGTTAGTCCAAGCTGTTAATAACACTAGGATTATAACTGGACGGAGTTCTATACAAGGAATTTTAAAAGAATTAGGAACGGCCACTACATTACCCGGTGGTAAGATAAATGCTAAGTCTACGGCATTTATCTGTAGTTCAGAATTGTCATCATCAATCGTGGAAGATAAGGTTGCAACTAAAATCTTAACTGACCTGTATGATAGACAATACAATTTTGGAGAGTGGCAATCATTATTGAAAATGGAAAGCTTTAAATTAAAAGACCCCACAGTAACTATGTTTACTGCAACTAATGAAGCAATGAGTGAGGATATTCTCACTCGTAGTGCAATACAAGGAGGATACTTTGCAAGGACATTCATTGTACATGAAACTAAAAATCAAAACATCAACTCATTAACTTACAGATTAATAAATCCACCCAACTATAAAGTATCTGCTGACTATCTAAAGGAATTAAGTAAACTAAAAGGAGCATTTGCTCCATTCGAGGGTGACCAATCATCTGAGTTTAAGTATAAGAAAATTAAGAAAACTAAAACCTCTGTACGAGAACTATACTTTAATGAGGTAGGTATCATATATGATGATTGGTATGATACCTTCTATACAGGTAGAGCTACTAGTGATATTAAAGATACTACAGGTACGATGAATAGGTTCGGTGACTCAGTACTTAAAGTAGCAATGCTGTTAAGTCTAGCTGAAAGTGAACAACTGGTTATATCACCCTGTGCAATGAATGAAGCTATCATTGAATGTGGTAAGCTGATTTCAAATGTTCAAAAAACTACACTTGGTAAAGATGGCATGGCTAATGTTGCCAATCTTAAAGCCATGATTGTAACTATCATGTTACAACGTGAGAATCACACTATAACACGAGCCATACTAATGAAGAAAATATGGATGCATTATTCCAATGTTGAAGAATTTGATGGAATCATGCTATCATTTGACCATGCAGGTCTAATTAAGACCAATAGTATAGGTAATCAAATAGTCTATACTATGCCTGATGAACAGGTTGCAGAGTTGCAAAGGTTTATTGCAGCTAAGACAACTAAAGTGAATGGGTTTCATCATGACAAATAAAGAAAAAATACATGTATTATTAGCTGAAGCAAGTAGATGTTTTGCAGATGATAATAAGGAAGCAGGATACCGTAAGTTTGAAGCAATAGAGTTTCTTTTACAAGAGGGAGAGATGGTTATGCCAAATGAACTTAAAGGCCACGTAATCAGCATGACAGAGGTTAGTAAATATGGATTCATTAAGGGAGAGGATAACGTAGATTATTTCTTTCACCAAGATGATTTCCATGGGTTTTGGAATGACTTGGTAAATGATTACCATAATGCTCCTAACCCTAATATTCCCGTAACATTCATTAAAGGAGAACCTACCGAAAAAGGTCCACGCGCTAATGATGTTAAACGTACTGACTTTCCGAACCAAGCTGTATAATATGAACGGAGACTAAATGAAATTCTATGTAGCAAGTAAATTCGAGAATACTAAGAATGTAAAGGCAGCAATAGCTAAACTAACTGAAGCTGGTCATACTGTTACATATGACTGGACTAAAGCACTTACTAATAACAATGAAGATGAAGCTTTAAAATGTGTAGGAGGTGTAAGGGATGCAGACTTTATAGTCGCATTATTACAAAGAAGTTTGAAATATAAAGGAACGATAGCTGAAATAGGAATGGCTATTGCTCTTAATAAAAGGATTTGCATTATTGGTGATTTCTTTGATAATGCACTATTCATTCATTTAGACCATATTGAAAAGTTCTCAAGTATTGATGAAATAATTTTTCAATTACATAAGGACTATTCACCTGAAATGCAACGTCTAGCAAGTGAGCCTGAAATTGAAGTTGTATCAATAGAAGGGAACATAATGAAAATTCAGATTAAGACTGCACAAGGGTATCTATGCTTTGCACCATCACAAGATTTCAATCCTGATGGTACACCTAAACCTGAAGGTAAGATTTGTATTGAGTATAGGCCGACTGGTGGTGGATGGCAGGATATTGAAATTGTAGACTTAGACAATGTGTTTACACAGATGTGTAAGTTTGTTCCATCAACTACAGTACCGCCTGTAACACCTCCGCCTGATGGTGGAACACCTCCTGATACATCAGGATATCCTATTACTGACCCCGGTATTCCATCACTCAGACCACCATATAAATGTCCAACTAGTACTGATTTTAAAAATGCTGGTGCTAGTGATGCATTTATTAAGATGGGTCATCAGGTTGGATATGGACCTGTACTTAGTGATGACCTATTAGGATATTGGAGAGAAAAGAAAATCGAAATGTTACAGAGAGGCGTAGAACTTGCTATGGTTCCGCCTGAAAAGTATTGGTGGGAACGTTTAATGGGACGTGGTGCAGGTGGGGCTGATACAGCTACTCAGGGACCATACAAGGGTATGGAACATTATGAAGGGTCTTTGACTCCTTAACTATTAATACGTATGCCTCGCGTCTTTGGATAATGATATTTCAGAGGCGCGAGGCAATCATACAGAAAAATTATATGAAAAGAAAATACGCAGCACGTTTACTATCTAAAGAATCTAGAAATAGAATTACACAACAACTGCCACCTGACGTTTTAGATATTGTACAAACTATTGCTAGGGGAGAAAAAAAATCTGTATCTTGGATAGTAGAACAGATAATTGTTGATTATCTTAATCTTGACAAATATATGTATAAAGAACCAAGGTCAAGAAATGGCAAAAGATGATATTACAAAATTATTTATACCCACTCAAGAACGAATAGATTACTATGCCTCACGAAAGGTTATAGGAAGTTGTCCTTCATGTGGACTACCTGTTCGTATAATAGATTGTATTAGTAAGGAGAGGAAAATATTTCACTGTAATGAATGTAGATTTACATTTGAGGAAAAAAGTATTATTCCTTTTTAATAATAAGTCGTTTTATTCGGTCCTATCTAAAAGCCTCTAGGATGGCTCAGGTTCAACGTTCGGACCCAAACCCATACCTAAGAGGCTTTCGGTCTTTAAAGGCCGTCCATATCGCCATTTTGGGCCTTTAAACGGCACTCTGGACCTACTTATGATAGGTTCACTTATCGTCGTAAGTGGGGGACCGGAAAATCGGAAATACCAAAGACCTGCATTAGATATATAACCAGTATAATAATAGAAACTACAATAATAACAGTCTTAAATCCCGGTGCCATAGGGATATAAGTAATAATAGCCCATACTATTAATCCTAACAAAGCTATTTGTAGCAATAGCATCAACATACATTACCTCTTAAATTCACTATACGGCTGAACTCCAGCTCCAAAAAATGGGGGAATTGCAAATGGTAAATTCTCAGGATGGAATTCTTTATACGGATTCTTTCTATGTATACCGGGAATTAGATTAGGGTCTTCAGTTGCTAATTCTTTAATATCCTGAACAATCAATGGTAACATTCTAGATGCAAGTTCTTCAGGAACATCAAATGGTTGACCCTGTAGATTTTTACCTTTCAATATACCTGCAGCAAATGACCACACAGGATTTAACTTACCTGTTCCGAATCTTTCTATTACATCTAATTTAGTAGGCTTACCAAATCCTGAACCAAGTTCATACTTGTTATTAGTAGTAGAACTCTTGGTATATCCACCGGGAGTTCCCATAAATCCAGTCATCAAATCTAATGGAAGGATACCTGTATTAGTAGGCTTACCAAGAGTTGCCCAATGTGGCATAAGACGTTTAGCAGCTACAGCATATTGCTGAAATCCTGCATAGGGGTCTATTCTAATACCACCAATATTTATCTTTCCAAAGTCAGATGATGTAGAATCAGTCTCTACTTTAGCACCTGCCATCTTAGCTAATTGTCCAACTCCCATACCTGCTCCAACTATAGTGAATAGAGACTTTAGATATTCCTTCCTTACCATTGGATTAGCATTAACATAAGTCATCGGATTAAGCATAGTAAGGCGCGAGGCAATAAGTCGTGGTGCAAAGAATGTATTATTCAATGCCCTAGCACTTTGTTCAAGACTACCTAAAGACCCACGTCCTGTAGCAGTATTAACAAAGTTAGCTATTTCCCTAGCCATAGCAATATTAACTTCACTATCTGCACCAAATACTTTACCATCCTTAACTAAGGCTTCAAAAGTATCAGCGCGTAGTTTATTTAGAAATGCACTATACGCACGTTCTGAACGTTGTACACCGGGTAATTTGCCAGCTAGATTTGACATGAATGATTCTTCACGACTAGCCAAATCATACATGTTAGTAAGTTTTAATCCAGCATCCTGAGCAAAAGATGGTAGTTCAGTACCACCTACACCTTGACGTGTTTTAAACATTGCCCTACTATTAATATCAGCCATTACACCATTATATACAGCTTCACTTCCCCAAGATTTAACCATACCCGGTAAAGCATTCCAAAATTCTTTACGATGTGCTAGTCCTATACCTTGTCTCAAAGGTGCTGACATATCTATCGATGCCATAACACTTCGGCTAAAGTTAGTAATCTCACCTATAGCTGTTTGTTCCTCTTTTTTAGGTGTAGCTTTAGGTCTTGACAAACCAACTTCAGTTTCTAATATAGGTGCTTGTCTAGCTTCATTAGTGGCTTTAACAAATCTATGATTACCTAAATCAGTTAAACCATCATGGTCAAATCCCATCTCATATAGTTTAGCCATTACTTTGGGAGTAAATGTTTTAGAAGATACCACCATTTTAGCACCTACAGGTAAAGATGCTGCCATTGATGGAGTTGGCCTCACCTGACCTGATGGTGGTTTAGCTTTAACATCTTCTAATTGACCTTTTAGTTTTAATGCATCAGCTATTGGGTCACCTGTAGATTCACTACCTGTAGGCGGTTCATTAGGTGGTATTACCTCACCAGTATTTAAATCTATAGTTTCACCAGTTTGTGGGTCTACAGTTGTTTTAGATGTTCCTTCACCTTTATCTAAATTTCTAGTATCCTTCCAATTCATTGATGAGACTCCCTCATCATCAGTAAGTTCTATAGTTTTTTGTGAATCATTAGCAGTATCTATCGGACGTTCAAAGTTCATTCCACGTAGTTCTTTATCAAGTAGTCTAGCTTCTTGTAATTCAATATCTGATAGTTTGCCTTCCCTAGCTCTATTCATAAGTCTATTAAGATTATTCATTTTAATATCAAATTCTGTACCTGTCATCTTGGGTGCAAATAGACTATCTGTTACATCCTTAACTTCCCCTCTTATTTTAGTACCTTGGGGTTGCTGGGATTCTAATAGTTTATCGCCATATACACCTTCAGGGTCGCCTTCAGATTCTCCCCATCTATCCACAAATGATTTTTTTGGAGATACAGGAGCAGTATCTTTAATATTATCTAACTCCCTATTCATACGACGAGTTTTACCACCGGGTAGCCAATCTGCTATTGATGATACTCCACCTTCAGGTAGTTCTATTGTTTCGTTTTTTTTAGAAGCATTATGTATAGGCTCTATCTTAGCAACCCCACCTTCATGACCTTGAAGCTGAGACTTAACAGCAGCCCTAACATTCTTAGCAGCTTTTCTAGCGCCAGCTTCATCTAATCCAGTTTTTTCCATTACATTCTTAAGATGTGCAGCATCATTCTTACCACCTAATGCTAGTAAGGATTTATCCACATCATCAGCGAAGTCTAATGTAAAGGATTTTTTACCAGTATTATATCTTAGTTTGCCTTTGGGTAAATCATTAGATGTACCAGTATCTTTAGATAATGTACTTTCAGGTTTAGGTGTAGATGATAGTTCCTGATGTAATGCATTACCTTCCCTGAATTCCTCTATTGAGAGCGGTCCTTCTTGAGCCTTAGTTATAATTTCATCTAATCTTGCTTGTTTTTGTTGTGGTGTAAGTTCTACCTTTGGTGGCTCTGGAGATGGAGTATTACCAAGTTCAGGTGCAAAGTTTCTATCAAATGGTAAACCACCTTGACTAAGATTATTAGGTGGTGCTATTGGTACTTTAGACTGTGGTTGTGTTAATCCCCATGCATTAGGATGGTCCATAGGTAGACCAGATTGTGTAGGTTCTTCAGTTACACCAAGTAACTTATTACCTTCAGCCATTTCCTCAGCAGTTATAGTTCCATCCTTAGATTTAGCCCTAAGCTCATTAAGTCTTTGTTCTTTAAGATAATCACCCATTGTTTGATATGGGTCGGTAGTTACACCTGCTCTTGGATTATTATCTGGAGTAGGTGTAGGTTCAGGTGTAGGCGTAGCCTGTTCATTAAATGAAATAGGTGGTCTACGTCCTACTTGTAGATTAGGGTCAGACCATTGTTGAGGATTAGCTATAGGTGCAGCAACAGATGGATTAACAGGTGGTCTTAATGGTAAATCTACAGGAGATGGAACATTAGTATTTAATGGTAAATCACCCGGTATATTAGATGGTTGATTTAATGGTAAATCTAGTAATGGTCCCTCATCACGCGGACCCATTGGTAAATCTGATGGAATATTTCTTTCAGGTGGTAAAGGATATTCTAATCCACGAGAAGGATTATTAAATGGATTTAGTGGTAAATCAAAACCAGTATTAGGTTGTCTAATAGGTAAATCATATGGTGTACCACGAGGTTGTCCACCTTTTAATGGTAAATCTGGAGATGATGGAGGTGCTTCATGTAATGGTAAATCAAAAGGAACATCTTTAGGAAGAGTATTTACACCTTGTTTAGCACCAATACCTTTATAACCCAGTGCATTCATTGCTAATTCAAATGCACCCTGACCACGTTCACCTAATGTAGATTCTGGGTCTAATACTCTAGAACCACCATGTACCATACCGGGAACAGCAGCCATCTTACCTATAGTTTTAAGTAGATTAGGTGCTCTTTGACCTGTAGCAGCCATCATAGCGATATTAGCGGGTGAAGTAAAATCATTAGCTACGTTAGCTGTGCCCTCACCCATACCACCTATTAAACCTTTAAACATTGCCATAGCTCTACTATCATTTAATTTAGGAGTAGTCATATAGTCAGAAAATTTACTACCTATATGTTCTAAATCACCGGGTAAATAATGTGTTAATGGAGTTGTTGCACCCTTATATATACTATTAAGTAATCCCCCACCCTCATCTTCAGGTTGTTCAAAATTTTGTGGACCTGTACTAACACCGGGAGATTTAAAATATGGATTTCGATTTAAAAAATCCTGAGCTTCATCAATATATCTACGGTCAGATGTACCTGTACCAGTAGGTTTCCTCGCGCTTGGTGTTTCTAATCCACTTAATGATACACCCTGTTGTCTAGCTATTTCTTCAACTTGACTAGTAGCCGGTTCATTATCACCCTCTAACGTTAGGGTTTTACCATTAGATAGTGGATAACGATATACAGTAGCCATTACTCTATCCCTACCTTATACTTACCTGAAGATTTAGATGATGAAGGAGATGTATTTATTCCCTGTCCTTGGGAGGTGGTGGGGGATTTGATAACATTTCCATTATTCTGTATAGTAGAATTCCCGCTACCATAAATAGAACGATTGATTTCATTCCATTCATCCAATGATGGACCACCACTACCAAACCATCCACTACTACCATTAGATGGTGGAACTATATTTACTCTACCATCTTGGTCTATTTCAATATATGGTGCTAATTCAGGTCTTTGATTTCTTAATTGATTAGCTCTATTAGCTTCTTCAACTTTATTAGGTGTACCAACAATAGGTTTACTGTTTTGTAAATCTTGTCTACCCTGTACTTGAGCAGCAATATTACCTAATTGTTGTCCACCTCGTTGTTCACCTAACTGCATTCTATTAGTTTGTTTTTGTGTTTCTAATCTACCTGCAATCTCACCCTTCTTTTCCATTTCTTCAATAGATGTATATAGTCCGCTATCTATGCCAGAATCAACCCATCCATGAACAGGGTCGTATGAATACAAATTACCACCGGGAGCAGCATAAGTTTTAGCATTGGGATGTTCTGCTCTAAATTTATTAATTGCCTGTTGTCCCCTAGCGATATCATTCTTATCCCAACCTTGAGCATTTTTATCCCAACCTAATGCTATTTTAGATTGGTCATTCTTAGACTTTTCAGTTAGTTGAGATTGCTTAAGTTTATTTGTTTCATCAGATTGATATTTTTTAAAATCCAATGCTGCCGACTGAGCATTTGACATACCTGTAATAGGATTAGTATTATATGATGCCCAATCTACTGCCTGTTTAGGCTGTTGATTAATTGGTTGATTTGGGTCATTCATACTATTACCAATCTGATTAATTCTCCCACCATATTGATTAACATCAGGGTCATTCAGGCTTTTCTGAAATAACATCATATTCTTTTGGTCACGTATCTTTTTATCTTGCGCTTGCTCAATCCAAGGATTAATAGTTGCCATACCTTGATTAACAACACCCATATTAATACCACCTGCTGATAAGTCAGGAGCACTAACAGGATTCATGTTATTTGGCGTAAAAATTCCATTCATTCTTAATTTGTCGATGAATGAATCAGGCATATATTATCCTATTGAATACCGTTCAAACCTCTACCGATAAGACCTATATTATTAGCATTACCTTGTTGATTAACGTTATTTTGGAATTGAGCACCTTGTAATGCTTGATTACCAAATAGATTAGTTAGTGCAGGTGTGGTTCCATACAATCCCTGCATACCCTGTAAAATCTTACCCTGATTATTTAATGCATTACCTTGTGCATTAGCATTAAATTGTCCAGCCTCATTCATAGAGCCAGCATTAAACTGGGCAATTTGTGCAGCTAAACTATTGTTAGCTAATTGTCCTGAATGTTGCATTTGAGCACCTTGTAGTGAAGCATTATTCATAGCACCAGTATTAAATCTAGCAATATCATTTTGTAAATTAGATTGGCCTGCTACCAGATTAGCTAATTGTGGTGTAATATTTAGTTTATTTTGTGCAACTTCTTTAGCAATACCAGCATTAACATTTGTCATCTGATTAGCCATTTGGTCAGACATTGACCTAGCCATACTAGATGATGCAGCATTATAACCGGGACTAAATCCACCTTTTAACGCTCTATTACGCGACATTTCACGTTGAGCATTACCATATATAGCTCTAATAGGTGATATGCCTCGCTCTCTTAGATTACTAATATCACCTTCTGAATATCCTCCTGTATCACTTAAACCTTGCATTCTAGTAATAGAATCTCTAAGGTCCGGAGACTCGGTATAGTCCATAGTATGCGGAACAATAGTTGGAGCCTTATATTCAAAATTAGAATAATTTATCTGTTGTGGTGTATATGACCCCTTACCAGCACTAGAACCAGCTTGATTATATAAATCATTATATTTACCCATTATGTTAGAATAGTCTCCCGCCTGCTGTTCAGTGGCGGTATTAAAAGTTTTATATTGATTACCTATAGACGAACCTTGGGATGCATTTAGTGGATTATTGGATTGTGATGAATCCTGACCTACAGGATACTTCTGAATACCACCACTAACACCTGCTGTAGGCATATTATTACCCCGCTACTCCAATTTCGCCTTCACCTTGTATAGTAAGTGAAGTTGCTGCTGAAGCACCACCTACTAAAAAGTCTGCTGAATCTAATCTCATTAGTCCATACCAATCTATAAAACTATTAGCAGCTACCGATGTACCTTGACCTATAACTTCAGTTCCTGCTGTATTTAATCCAGAGCCACCAAGCCATAATGAAAACGATACAGCACCAGCCGTTTTATTAACAATTCTTACATGCCTTAATATGATATATTGAGGTGAAGTACCAGCATTAACACCACCTGATGTTGTTGGTGGATTCAGTATATTTGTGGTAAGTGTACCACTTAATGCAACAGGACCGAATCTGAATGTTTTGTTGGATGGCATCTATTACTCCCAAATTAATCAATTGGATAAAATCCTGAAAATCTTATATAAGCAGTTGTTAATATATCAACAGCCGTAATAGGATATGCTGCAACACCACTACCTATTCCATATAAATTTATTATTTTAGTGTTAACATTAGTTAGGAAAGCAAATTGAGTACAACCCGCAGGTAAATTTACTCCATATACAAAAACTGGAAAATACCCAGCTTGAGCAGAAGTACTTGATAAAGCAAATGGAAGCTCATTTATTGTTACTATTCCATCCATAGCAGGGTCTTTAGTTGCAATATCACATTGGCATGAAAAAAATATTAATTTTTTAAATTTAACATATGTTATAGACCTCGTGATACTATATGTATGATTACCTGCAACTACAGAACCCACCAAAGATACATCTAAAGTACCCCTTGATATATCTAAAGCTCCATTTGATAATATTCCACTAGTTATTACAGCTGCATCTAATGATGCTATAGAATCGGACCCCCCAGTCTCATGGGATACATGATGTGTTCTAGGGTCAGCTAATACACCCGTTGTCATTACAAGTATTTCACCCTGTGTCGCATGACTACGTGTAACAAAACCCACACGTTGAGCATATGCTGGAGCTACAGGTAATGTATCTGTAAATGCTCCCGCTGTAGTTGGGGATACAAATAATGAAACACCCTCAACAAATGCTGATGTATTTACACCCTGTAATGTTCCACTTGTTAATACTCTTGTAAACGCGTTATTAGCAGCAACATCTAATACAATACCAATTGCTGGCATTGTAACAATATTGTCAGATTTAGCTAAACGAACTAAAGCATTAGCACCTAACGCACCTTCAATAAATACAGCCTGACCACGTACAATACCAGTAGGTTCTGTAACTTTAGCAATAACTACGTTATCACTTCCAAACCTAACACCACGTCCTAGACTATCCTTCATCTCAACTTGAGTATATCCATTTGAATCTAATGCATATACTCGTGCAGTATCAACAGGAGGATTAGAATAAGCACCCTCAAATAAATCAACATAAGGAAGTTCAGGACTATCAATTAACATCATTGAAAGTTCATTAGTCTCACCATCTAGACCGGGTATAGTTAGTCCATCTCTACCTGATATACCCTGTATACCTTGTGGACCCATTGGACCTTGTGGTCCTGTACCACCACCTCCTGAACCACCAGTAAGTCTACCTAATACATATACTGTTCCAGCCATTGTTGCTGAACCAAGAGTATTAAATATTCTTATAGCATTTAAAGGATTTAATTGTGGTATTATTCTTAAATTATAATTATCTGATGAAAAGAAATTAGAACGTGCTACTTTTGGAGCATTAGAATTCCAACCATGTATTAAAATTTCACCACTTCTACCAGCCGTAGAACTACCAAAATAAAACACTAACTCAGCTTGTGCTGATTCTGCTCCCGCACCTGATACTGCTACATAATCTCCAGATGATGCAAGAAAAGTAACACCATTATCCCAACTTACCCTCATTCTAATTTCAGCACTTACACTTAAAGTTACATTTCTTAAAATAACACGAATATCACTATACTGTCCTAAATCTATAAAATCTTTAGAAGTTTGTCCAGTTAATGTAAAGGTACTTATTAAGTTCCATGTACCTGCATCACCACCTGTTCCACCACCTCCACCAGATGATATTAATCCACTAGGTGGTATCATTAATGGTTCATAGGATTCAGATTCACTGTACATTAATTGAGTAATTTTAGTTTCATTATATACATTTGTAGTCCCACCTCCACCAGTACTTACATTAGATGAAGGAGGAATCATTAAAGGTTCATCTTGACCATAATCACTGTATAGTAATTGAGATATACCTAATTCATTAATAACCGTAGTGTTACCCCCACCTGATGGTGAAGATGGAATAGACGCATTAGTATTAGATACATCTTTTAACTTTTCCATCGCATTTATCATTAGAAAAAGTAATTGATATAGTTGTTGGTCTTTATTTTGCAGACCTGTATTTAGTAATTGAACCTGTAGTCTAGCAGGGTCAAATCCTATTTTACTCGGAATAGCCATTATTGAGGATAGCCTGTTGCGACTGGTTTTATAAAAATTACAATCTTAGAGAAACGAAACCATTCATCTTTTTCAGTTACTTTTAGTTCATATTGAACACGTTGGTCAATAAAATTAGCTAAAGTAACCTTCTCACGATTGATAGGATTTTGTAATCCTAAATCAACTAATTGTGAGTTATTAACATTTTGTAGACTATGTAGGCTTTGTTTAAGATTACCTTCCCCTACTATCCTTAGACGCACACCTGTAGTGTGTAACAACTCACCTACATAACTTGAGGCGCGAGGCATTATGTACCTATATATCCAGTTTTAATGGTTGGGTCAGGAATCTTGAATTCTTCAGTTACATCTTCTTCCACATATATCAAATCATTCCTTCTTCCGGAAGAAATTTTATACACTCCAGTACCATCGAAGAATAGAATCTCAAGTGTTCCTGCTAAAACTTGACCTTCAAATTGTGTTCCACCATTTAATTTTATAGCAACAGGAACCTTACCCTTAGCTCTAATTAATCTGAGTAAATATACATCTATAATGAATTCTAAGTAATATGTAGTTATAGTGATAATTGCTGGAATCATTATATTTGCATTTTCTAATTCCCAATATAATGTGATGGGTGCAGTTGGGTCTAATTGCGTAAAATCTACTGCATCGGGGTCTTCAGGGTCAGACTCTATTACTACAGATTCTATTGGTTGAACATCTATATTGGCTAATGTTTTTATTTCAGTTGGTGAGGTTATAGTTGTGGTCCAACGTTGGATTTCATATGTTCCTTGAATATATACATTTTCAATGGTGCCAACTTCAGTATTAAGGTCAGTCCCACCTTGAATATCAATTCCTATAGAACTAGTTAATAAATGAAATGCGTCTGGAACTTCGTTATAAGCGTATACTACTTCCCAAGTACCCTCAGGATTAACATCACTAGCATCATCCCATATAAATGTACCGCCCAAATCTGTAGTAACATTTAATATTTGACGAGCACTTGGAACATTCTTTGTTATAACAACTGTAGCAAAAAGATTAGCTGTAACAGGAGTCCAGCCAGCTACAGGTAAATCATTTATACCATCATAAATACCATCCCAAGATTCACCGCCATATAATTCAATTTTACCTACAAAGAAATTAATAGAACCATTAAAAAGACCATTTCCCGGTCTATAGGAACCATCAAATAAATACCAAGCTGCTACTACTATTTGATTATCTGGTATTATTAATGCTTCATAAATTTCATATGGTGAACAACTTTCAATAGGTGTGGGTTGACTTCTTGACCACATTCCAGTTTTACTACCTACAGTACCTACAATTATTCTAAAATTCATAGCCATAGTTATGTATCCATAGGACTGAGCATCAATTCAAATAACCTAGCACCCAATATTATTTCATCAATATTTAAAATAGCCACCGTACTCATAGGCACCACATATGTCCACGGAACCCAACATACCGATTTCGGGTCCATACCATCTGAATAATTACAACAAAGAACACGCCCGTCAGGTAACACAATATAAAGTTCTTTTTGAATCGGTGCATTAACTATCTGTATACGTCTAAACTGGTTTCTATCAAGTGCATTCCAGAATGTTTCAATTTTCCAACTTAGTTCAGGTGATATGTATCTACCATTAAATAATGATATACCTTGGAAAGTAGCTACTATAAGATAATCAACAGTAGATGACCCACTATCTAATACAGTCGCAATGCCATGAACACAAGTACCCAAAGCATTATCAATAGAAACCATCGGCCATAATGACGGTTCTTCGCCATTATCAATAAATGCTACTGTTCGGGACCGTTTAAATACGTATAATAAGTCTCTAAGTTCCTGACCATTAGTTAATGGATTACCATCAGGTGGCATTGCGATAATGCCATTGATTTTGTTTATTGCCTCAGGTTCGCCTATTTCTGATATAAGTGCTGTTGAGGGTAAATCAAAAGGTGCAAATAAACATAGCCTATCATGAAATAATGACAGTGCTGCACCTGCTGGTATCTCTTCATAATTATCTAATAGGTGCGTTGCATCATCTATTAAGTCTTGGTCAAAAAATGATACATCATTTAAGAAAATAGTTGTGTTATTAGGTATGGTAGCATTTGGAATGAAAAAGAATTGATAGCCATTCAAGTCACCATTAAATACTTTAGGGTCAATAACTTTAGTAGCAACTATATGACGTTTAGTTACATTTGGATTACCTGATGTTGGTATATTTCCAAATGAAACACTCTGAACAGCTTCCGTAGTAAATTTTTCATTTAATGCAGGTGGTGTAAGATAGCCACTAATAGTTTCACTTACTACAGCAAATATATGTATACCAGGGTCTGTATGTCCCGGTCCACCTATTGCTATATCTATATTTCCACTGGCTAATTGTGAACCAGCAGCTTTTCTAGCCGCAGTTCCATCACCAGCATAAACATATAAAAACTCCCCCTCTAATCCTTTTTCAACATTTAAACCTTTATCATTTAGATATGACTTAAATGGTGAAATATATGCTCGTCCAGCATATGGAATACATGCAAAATCCATCATATCAGGCAAAGTTAGGATAGGTCCGTAAGTAATATGCTCATCTACTAAATGATATATTTCACCCGTAGTTCCATCATCCTTAATAGAAAGCACTAGTAGAGTGTTACTATCTTTAGTGGGATAATTATATGCACGAACTATATTAGGTGTAGGGGGTTGTCCGACCTGTGATATATCTATACCATCTCTAGTCTCTATAGAGCTATCACCTACAAACTTTATATTGACACACTCAGCAAAATGGTCTAATGGTGTAGTATCCACATCTCCACGCGCCCATAGACCACTAAATGAGTCTAGCACTAATGGATTATGGTCTCTATAACTACTAGGCATAATCTTAAGCCGAAGTAACTATTTTCCAAGCCGGAACAGCCTTAGTTCCACCATTAATATAAAGTTTAGCATTAGTAATATCTACCAATAGACTACCTTTACCTGCAAAATTAGCATACGTAGTTGCATCAGGAACACCTGCATTAGTAAGTATACCTATTTCTTTTGCATTCAAATCACCCATCCATGCGAACCAATTCATTTTACCAAATGCCTGAAGTGGAGAATACATAAACACACTCCTTTAGAATTGAACTGTTCTTTTAAAACCCTGTCTAAATGGTCTACGTCTAGTCATAATAGCTTGCTTGCTCTTAGTTCCAATACCAATTACACGGTCCATAGCTAATGCAGCATAATTATTTAGAGACATTGCTCTTGATTGATTTTCACCAATAAATTCTGAACATAGTGCTGCTGTTCTATATTGAACAAATGATTGTAAATTAGCTCCAACTATTTCATCATCTTCACTAAGAATTTCAAAAAACATTTGTCTAAGATAATCTATTTTAACCTCAATATCACAAGTAGCCGGAAAGAAAGTAACTTCCTCATTTTGCCAAGTATATACACCTAGTGTATTGGTAGCTATTCCTTCCAGTTCTATAGGAAGAACCTTAACCCTAGTCATTCTAGTAAAACCTTTACTTTGGCCTGCTTGTCGTTCCCAAAGTAATTCAGGTTCTACCATATCTGCTGGTAACTTATTATCTGGTAAATTTTGAAAAACTAATTTATTAGTTCCAGCTTTAGCAAGAATCACAAAAGATTGAAATTCAGTTATAGGAACCTGATTTAACTCTAAGAACTCTTGTAGTTCAGCTAATGCCATGTTTAGATATGGCAATTGAACAGTATATGGATAAATAGATTTAGCTGTATCATTCAATAATGCAGCCGATTTATCCATCATATCACCGGCTGTTATTGTAACGTTAGGCATCTTATCTCGCTTTAAATTCTATAACTCTTTTACCACATTTTAGACAAATGACATAGTGCCATAATTCGTCACCACGCCATTCTGTATAATTCATACACGGTTCCATTTGAAACCAATGTTGAATTTTATGTAAAATAGAGTTACGAAGCAAACTGTATACCAAGTTCCTTAGCCTTAACAGGGTCAGTAACAGCTTTACAGTTAGGACATACTGGAAATTCAAGATTACGTGGCGAACCACATGCTACACATTTAGACATACCCATCATTACATGGTCTTTCATCCAATCTTTATTTTGTAGTCCCAATTCCCTAGCAGCAATTTTCATATCTTCTAAAATGCTTAATGGATTCCCATTAGTTCTAGCCCAAAATCCATCAGCCATCCTAATAAGTTGATTAAAATAAGCCTTCTGTCTTTCCTCAGCTCTTTTCAAAAGATTAGCATGTGTCTCACGAATTTGTTTTAATGAGAACTCACCTGGAATCCAAAATATTCCCGGCATAACATCTGGAAAGGACACTCCTAATAGCCCCTTACAATAATCAGTAACCACTGAATCAGCCACCTGAATCGAACTATTAGTAATCTCCAATAATGGCTGTTCTTCATCAATTTCACGCCACCATGAAGCACTGCCTACCACTAGAATAGATGGTTCTTTAACACTACCAGCTTTCATTTCATAAACAGATGGTGTTATAGTAGATTTAATTTCTTTAATATCCTTTGGATAAATAGATACTATGGTAGACTTATCCATAGGATTCAGTTCTGCACGAATAGTTTGACGACGAATCTGATTCATTGCCAGCGTACCAGTACTCATTTATTCACCTTTTCATAATTACGAGGAACGATAATAGACTCACCTGTTACGTAAGTCGTACCTTGTAAAGAGGATTGTTCACCAAAAAGTTCTTCTATAATACCATCTACTCTTTTACGTTTAGCCTCTACTTCTTTTTCAAGTGTATTCTCAGGGTCTACATATTTAGTGAGTGAATGGTTGCTATATTGGACTGAATAAATAGTATCAATGACAAACTTAGCTGCTTCAAATTTAGGTGGAAGGTAGTTACCTTTTTTATCCTCAAATACCCAGATTGGTTCATACGATACTCTAGTAGCAGGTAAGTCATTCTCATTATATTCTGGAATAACCACTAACCTTTCTAATACATACTTTTCCTGTATCCATTGTCTATATTTAGGAACTTCACGTACTTCAGTAACTGTTCTTAGATATAGTCCACCGGGCGTGATATCATCGTATGTTCCTAAACGTTTTTCAATCTGGTCCTCGGACCAAACTATTCTCCATATTGGTATTCCACTTATAGAGTCAATACCAAAATGATTAACTAAATGTTCATTTAGAGTTTCGATGGTTTCTGTGAGTTCCATATGATTATTAAGTGCCGGTTTTAACTGAATCCATAAACCGGCAAAAAGGAAGTAAATTAGTATCCAGTCGGCACAGCCAAGTTATCGATATATGACGTAGCAGCAGGATTATTTACAAACACCTGCATACCAACAGTCATATAGAAAATATCTGCTGCCGATACACCACCATTTGAGGAACGAATTTCAAAAATCTTACGCCCATCAGATGTGTAGAAACCAATGGGAAGAATTTCTGCACGTCCCCAAACTTCATCGCTTACAAAGTCAATTCTCTTTTTATCCCAACTATAAGAGGGACTATCAGGAGCGCCCGCAAATGACATGCGCTCAAAATACATATCCAAGCCTTCTTCTTTAGGCTGTTTTTGGATATAAGAAACTGCCTGACCAATTTCCTCATAGGCCTGTTTCTGACAAGGATGTAGCCAAGCCTTTGGTTTAAAGTTATTTTCCATTCCAAGTCTATTACCAATCTTATTGAGGCAAAGTCTAGGCAATGGCAATGCTAGTGAATTACCCCCACCATTAACACGATTAGAACGAATTTCAGGCGTAGTCGCACGACTAAAACCAAGCCATGTACCTACAGCAGCATTTGAATGATGATATGGCACACCATACAAACCGGGCAATGAGTTAGGCGAAGTTAGACCATCAACAACCAATACACTACCACCGGGAATTACCAATGGTGCTGTTGATGTAAGGTCAATGGTATTGTTTTCCACATCATACAATGTGACAAGACCCTTACCTACAAGAGTAGTTTTAGCAGCATTAAACACCTGAAGTGTTTGACCATAACGAACTAGTTTCGCACCAAATCCATCAGCATTCATTACAATAGTATTGACATTTCCAACCGCTGTTGCAGTACCAACTACACCAACAGTACCGCTACCATCTTGCATAAGCTGATTATCTAGTTGCTTACGCATTTCATCCAACGCAGTAGCAGTAAGTCTTTTAACACCATTAGTGATAGCTTTTCTATCACTATCAGTGCTCCATTGAGTAAGCTTAGTATATTCGATATTCTCAGAAAGGAATACCGCAGATACTACAGCCTTATCCCAAGTTGGCCCACCACCTCTACCCAAATCACCACCATTAGCATCAAAATATTGAAAACTACCACCGGGACGAAGTTCCAATGGAAGTCTCATTTGACGATTAGAGATAGTCTCAACATCACGTTTCTTGATGTTGGAATAAAACTTATCATCACGTTCAAACAAAACTCGAATTTTGGTAACAACCTTTTCGAGTTCAAGTGCAGAAACTTGTTGTTCAACTACAGCCATTGTTCACTCCTTAAACTAGTCCTCAGACATTAGATATTCTAAAGATGACATCTTTGATGGGACTTTACCTTTAGAATCTTTTGAATCGCGGCCACTATTAAAGGAGTGTGGCTTCTCATTTTTGTTATTACCGTTGCGCGAGGCCGTCTTATCCTCAGTCTTATCATTACCAATTCTTTTACCAGTACCTCTCAAAGCTTCATTTCGGGCCTTTTTAATGACTGAAGGCAACAGTGTTTTAGCTTTGGAGATAAAAGCACCACGTATTCTATCCATAGATGTAGTTGAGAAATCATCAGCAATAGCTTTTTCCCATAGTTTATCAACTAGTATTCCAAATCTCTTGTCACGGTCAATAGCTGTTTTAAGTTCGTCAAATGCATCTTTAGAAGCATTCTTACGAACATATTCACTCATAGATTCTTTAGGGTCAATATTAGCTGAAATAGTATTACGTAAAACTCCATTTACACGTTCACTTAATCCATGATTAGCACTCTCTATTTTACGTATATTAAATTGTCTTTGTTGTTCGTTTAGTTCTTTTTCTTTAGTTGTTACTTTTGTATCTTCAGGAAGTGTATCTGAAAGTAATGATGGCGGTACAAATGTGGATGATGCAAATACAAATTGATTAAGGATTTGAGCAGCGGCCTCAAGATTATTATTCTTAGAAGTCCTAGCTTCATTAACCATTGCAACAATAGTATGCCTAATAGTATTTCCAATTACATGATGATATGCCTTTTCATCTACTCGGCTTAATGTGGGAAGATAATCATCAACGAGTTTAGCAAATGCTTTAGTATTACCTTTAGCAGCTCTTAGTAAATTTTCAGTTTTACCATTTTTTAAATCATTCTCAACTTGGTCTAATGTTTTAGACTTCTCTACAGCCTCTTTAGCATCATCAATAGTGGGTAACAGTTCTGTATATTTCTGTTCCCTGTAGTATGCTTTTTCAAGATATGGAAAATCCTTAAATACGTTAGGATACTTAGCTAGGATTTCTTTACGTCTAACTGGTGTAACTAATTCTAAATCTTCTTCTTTAGGTTCTTTAAGTTCTAGCTCTATCTCATCTAGTTCATCATCATCATCTTCAATAACTTCGTCTTCGTCCTCATCATCTTCCTCAATTACTTCATCATCATCTTTATCATCTTCTTTAGATGCTTTAGCTTTTTTAGACTTATCTGTTAAATCTATAGGTTCATCTTTAGCTTCAACATCCTCATTTAAAAATTCGATGATATCTTCCTTCCCCATATCACTGGATGGAGCAGTATTACCACCACCACTATTAACAGGAGAATCAGGAGGATACTGAAAGTTAATTAATTTACTGAATCGTGGGAACATTGGCATCTCCAGTTATAGGTGTCTGAGTATTTTGTTTAGGTTTGCTATTAGGTGCAGATTGTTGACCGGGATTAGGATTACCATCTCCCGAATTACCTTCAGATGGTTTATTGGTAGATACTGATTGCTGTTCCATCTGCTGTTGTTGCATAGCAGCCATTTGTATTTGTTGTAAGTGCATTTTACCATGTAGTAATACGTTACGATAACCTTGTTCATTATCAACTTTTGCTTGCCTACCTATTTCACTACATATCCATTTTCTACAACATTCAAATTCTATATTATGATTATCAAATACCGGGTCAATTTCAACTGAGCTTATCTCAGGATTCATCATATCCCCAGTTTCGATGGGCATAGAATTTAGTAATATAGTAATTTCAGCATTTTGTTTAGTAACATCATCTTCACCGGGTACATAGAATTCTGGAATACCTAGTGATTCGTGAATAAGTCTACGATTTTCAGGAGCCGTGAGAATTTGTATAATTTCAGGATTACTGTTCTGTAACAATTTCTCAATAACATCTTTACGTGCTGACCATGTAAGAGGGAGAGTATCACCAGCATCTAATTCTATTTTACCAATGCGACCCTCTACCTCAGACTTACGAATCATTGTATTTATAAAATTGCCTTGCTTATCTCTCTGTACATCCCGTTCATCATCTTTCATTTCTTTAATGAACAATGGAATTACTTTACCAAATATACGTTTCCACCAAATCGTAAACATCTTCCAAGTATTTTGTTGTCTCTGTAATGCCTGAGCACGAGACATACTATACTGTGATGCAGTCTCAGTTCCTTCCATATTACCACCAAACAATGATGGTAATGCACCGGAAGTTAATTGTGCCATTGACTGTACTTGTGTAGAGAATGGCATTACTTCTTGACTTAGTGTAGCTGTCTTTAGTTCCATAAATCCGTCATTTAATGACTTGCCGGATTTAGGTTTAGCTGGAAATATACCACCGGGAGTTACTTCGGTTTGACCATATGCTGTAAAATCTAATACAGCAGGGTCAGCAAATGTTTGACCAATTCCATGTTCAATGGTTTGAAGGACTAGTGAAGTAAGGTCATTAGTAATTTCTTGTATGCTAACTAGTCCCTGACCAGCAGGTTCATAATGTAAATAATCCGCCATTGGATTTTCAAGTATTGTCCAATTATCATCCAATGATGCATTTGTTGCTTCGGCAAACTGGTCATCTACATATGTAATACATACTCCATTGGGATATTTCTTCTTTAGTTTTTTAACATCAGCTTCATCACCTAACAAATTAAACTTACATGGCCGTATCCATGCTTTATGAACTGTAATTACATTGATAGGATATTCGCCAAGATACTGTGGAGATAGACGCGCCCATGATTCATAATAATTATATGAACTATTAGGACGCCCCGCGTTTACACATTTTAGAATCTTTTCATTACCATGAAGATGGCCATATTCCTCAATTACTGAAGTATAGTCCTTTTCTTCACTGAAAATTAGATAGGGTAAATCCTTCTGCTTTTTAACATGATTAGGTATTTTAACGTTAAGTCCGCCATAAACTTCAAGGCAAATACGTGATTTAGGTTCTCTAGTTACACCTATCAGTCGTGTTACACTAAATTTCTCCCGTCTAATTTCCGGGTCCATTTGCATCATACAAGCTGGACACAAATCAGCACCTTTATATTGTACATTATATTGTATTTCAGAATCTTCATTATCTGGCATGAATTCATCAATTTCATCAGTGCTATTCATTTTTAGTGATGGGTTATTCGCATCAAATGGATTACCTTGTGTTGGTCCCATTAATGCAGGATTAGGTGCTAATGGAGTATTCTCAACAGGCTGTTGCATCTGTTGTTCAGGTTGCATAGTAGTATCAGATATAATATGACCACAATTACTGCATTGAGTTATTTCGTGTTCTTCCTCTATTTCATCGTATTCCTTATCATCATATTCTCCATATTCCTTTGAAGAGTGTGAATAATCATAACATGCAGTCATTCCTTCAGTAACGAATACGAATAGTCCATGTAACCAAAGTAATGCTACATCATTATGACGATATACAAGTTCTGCTATCTTATCTCCGGAACGTGCTGTAATTAAATCTAATGTATTCTCGGCATCGTCGGGAAAACATTTGATAGAAGGAATACTTACTGAAAGTGCCGCTATGATAGATTCTAGATATGCCTTGTAAACATTAATAGGATGGTCATATGCACCTTGTGTTCCATCATCACTGCTTTCTGTATTAGGCGCAACACGCCAATCATGTGCTACTTCAGAATACCATACACGTTGAAAACCTTCCCACAATAACTTTAGTCTACGCCATGCACGTACTTGACGTTCACGTACAGCATTATCTTCCTTATAACAATCATCAAAGATTGTTCTCAATAAACGTTGGATTTCGTCGTTAGGGATGTTATCCTTAGGCATCTAACTTAATCTTGTAAGAACGTAGGATTAAAATCGAATCTTGGAGGTCTAATCTTATTACGGGGTAATCTGAAGGGTGCTGCTACTACAGTAGATGCTGTACCTTCAGGACTATATATTGTATTATCATATTCTTTACCGAATTTAAATTTCATCATACTTTTAAATCTATCAGTCATTCCCTCGGGGTCTACAGTATTATCTAATTTCCACGAGAGTGGAATATCTCTGACCTTATCTCCACCACGTATATTATACATTCCACGATTAGTTGTGAATTGGGGGGTACTTCTTATTTCACTCAACTTCCGTTGTTGACTAGTCAGAATAGGGGAATTTCGTAATTCCCCATATCTATTTAGACTAGCAGCGTTCATTGCATCTATACTATCACTAAAGGTTTTTTCCGCATCAGGTCCATACTTACCTAATATATCACCCATCCTATTAACAGGTGCTCTATAATCACCAGTCCTCAATTTATTACCTCTAGCAAATGCAGTTATTTCATGAGGAATATCACGATATGGTACAATAGCTTTTGCTGCATTATAATCAGTCATCATACCGCCGGGAGTTAATGCATCAGTTGCAACATGTCCGGTTTCATGTCCAAATAGTTCTGTTGCTTTAGATGGACCTTCATCTTTAATAGCTTGAGCACCTTTTTTAGTTAAATAAATTGGTTTCCTTCCAAACTTATCTGATTTTTCAGGTGTTACTAATGCTTCAGTATTTTTATATGCACCTTTATTAGCAACAAGTTCTGGTTTAAGTTCTTCTAATGTTACAGCACGCGGATACCGTTTAACTAATCTTTCAGCACCTTCTACAGAATCCTTACCATGTGCCTTAGCTTCTTTTAGAAAAAGTTCTGTAAAATATCTTCTTAACCCGGCATCAGGTCTTCCCTTAGCATCTTTATAAAGTGTTACTAATGGAGAGGCTATCGCTGCTGAGGGTCCAAAAGTACTAGTTTCTACATTAGTCGGGTCATTCACATAATCTTTATAAAATTTACCAGCACCCTCTAACATTCCTGCTCCTAAACCTTTCCATGTAGCTCCACCAGTGAAAGGTATAGTTGCAGGGGGTTCTAGAGTAGGTGCATCTAATTTATCTGGTATCTCACTTATAGGTTTACTTAAACCTAACATATCTAGAAAAGTTGGACCAGTCTTAATAGCAGCAGGCATCTTACATTCCCTGTTCTATCATATCCTTAACGAAGTCCCAAGTCTGGATAGGTAATTCTGTATGGTCAATAGAATCAACTTCTCTCATTTTAGTAACAATAGGTCTAGTCCATCCCATACTTTCAGCTACGCGCCTTGCATCTACACATAATCTACTGTAGGTTCTACGTCCCCCACCTGCAATAAAGAGGGTATCAACAGTACCATCATGTTCTACCCATACTTTAAAAGTCATTATTCTAGTTCCTTAAATTTCTTCATGAAGTTTTTAGTTGGTCCGGTTTTTAATTTTTCCTTAGGATTATATCCCTCGGTCTTTTTATCTTTCTTATCAGACTTATCTTTACTATCCTTCTTAGACTTATTGAATGGAAAGGGCATTATACTGGTCCTTTCATTAGCTCTTGTTCTAAATCATCTGTATCTATTCTGTTTCCTACATTTGGTAGTGGTTCATTATAAGGATTAATACTAGATAATGTTTCAGTACTAACCTTACCAGTAAGAGGGTCAGTAGTTGATAGAATAGGATTATTAGCTACCAATTTAGCTTTAGCTTTATCTTCCGCTTCTAACATTTGTCTACGTACATTCCAAGGAACATGTTTATTAGTAACAGGTAATGGTCGTATTGGTTCAGTAGTTGTTATTTCCTCTGGTGTTCCACTCTTTCTCAATAGAACTTCAATAAGTCTTAAATTTTCACTACTTAATCTTGCATTCTCAGTCTTTAAAGTTTCACAAGATGCACATATCTTATCTTCATGTTCCTGTTCTCTACAATCAGGACAGTGAGGATTCCACCATTTATGTAGCCAATTAATCATATTATGTTACCGTAATGGTATATACACCAGCCGCAATAGCAACAGTAACAGTAGCAATATCAGTCATTTCGATATCTTGGGGTCTACCATTAAAATCAATAATTGTAATACAGTTAGTTTGAAAATTAAATAACATACTCCTAGCATTATTAATGGGACCATCATTCAATAGACTGAATGCAATCCCCGGTCCAGTTTTACCATCAATAGCTATGTTTGCGATTGGTAGAGGCATTATTTTCTCCTGTGAAACCTAGATACCATTTTCGGTGAATCATGTTGTTCAATAGTATGCATGTTGCGATGGAATGCAGTCCAATCGCCTGATGAATTTAACTGATTAATTATTGCTGCCTCGCGTTCAACTCTTTTAAATTCAGCGTTTGCTTCATTAAAGTAAGAGTCAGCAGAGTCCAAAGCATAACGTAAATCATCATATGGGTCATCACCTTCAAACTCTGCGACATCCTCTACAGGTTTACCATCTTTCTTTTTAGCATCATAATTACACGCTTTAATCGAATCAATCATAGTAGGACAACAATTAGGATGTCCATCATGATTATTCGCATCACAAAGAAAGATTTGTAATCTAGGAAGATTATCTTCAGGTGCAGGTGGGTCGAACAATCTTAGATAGGATTTATATTCCTCCATGCCTTTCATTCTATATAAGTACATGGCATGTTCTTCGCTATATATAGGCATTTCACTTGATGATACAGATGGCCTCGCCTTCCATCTTAAGTATTCATGTATCAACATTTTACCGGCTATTCTTGCACCTGATGTATTATTTGATAAATCAATAGGTTGCTCTAGTGCCGTTTCAATTTGTTCCTGAATAGTATGTTCCTGTCCTCTATCTTGTCCAGCAGATTTACAAAACTTAATTGCCTTAGGCTGTTCATCATCAGCGAATTTCTTAACTACAGGTGCCCATTCAGCAATTTTAGTTTTAGTCCAATATATTTCTCTATATAGGAAAACTCTTTTATTTGGACTAACCGCATAGAATCCAATATAGGTCATTGCTGCAAATCCCCAATCACCTATAATAAACTTAGGCCACCATTTCGGAATTTCAAACGGCTCGCATACATGTAATGCATTATCAGGTTCATCAGGAAATCTCTTATCCCTAAATTCATCAAATACTTGTCCAAGATATGCATTCCAATCACCATGTCTCTTAGCTTTTCTTTCAGCCTCGGGCCTTCCTTCTAATGACTGTGCATATGTTGGGTCGATATTATCGATGTTATCATCTAGTGTTGAATGTATATAAATGCGTTTATTACCACCCTTACCTACAATTATTTTCCCACCTTCAGGATATGGGTCAATAAATCTTTTCTTAACAAATGTATGCCCTATGCCTCCGGGCATACCAGCACCGCGTATAATAGATGGTAATCCTGAACCTACAGGTGCTCTGTTACGTTCAAATCCGATATATAAATAAATGTATTCCGTACAATTTGTTAATTCGTCAGGTGTAAATAGAGAGATTTCCATTGAATCATAGTTATGAACATCCTTTTCTTGTTCACAATGTCCTAAGAATATCTGTGCTCCAGCATTACCTCTAATACCAGCACCATATTGGTCTTCTCTTGGAAAAGTCCAAACCATATCTGTTGAATTAAACGTAGCACCGAACTTACTATATAATTCTCTAGTACGTCCAACTATTTCCTTTTTAAGATCTGGATAAGTTCGTCGCATGAAGACTTGTTTAAATACGGGATTTTCATGCCAACGATGGACAATACCATACACAAGCAGTACATCAGATTTACCACTACCAGCCCCACCACCATAGAACCCTTCTTTAATGGTAGTTGGTAAGGCAAGGAATTCTGCCTGTTTTTTATTAGGTTTCCAAAAGCCTTGTTGAAAGCCCATAGTCTATTAAACAACTTTCCAATTAGTTCCATCCCAACGTATAAGTACAGTAAAAGTTCCACCACCAGAAACAGTTGACCCTGAAGTATTAACTGTACTATCAGTTACTACTACAAGATTACCTATTGCACCCTGCGCTCCTGCTACTGCATTAGCGAAAGGACGTGCTAAAAAAGAAATTACTAAGGCAGATACTCCATTATTAGCACATTGTACACCACCTGCTGTACTAGCTATTGTTGCAGAATACGGGTCAATATTAATACTTCTCCCGCCAACAAATGTTCCAGCATCATTAAATAATCTTATTAAAAGATTACCTCCCGTATCTACATTTAATTTCCAATTATTACCTGTTACATCACTAGGATTTCTTAACAACAGTTCAGAACTGAATATAGGTGGAATCCCCGCACCTTGTGATACTAATACTTGTCCTTTAGGTGCAGTAGGTAATGAACCCCCACCACTACCACCTGAAGAATCACTACCTACGTTTATAAATATACTATTTGCCATTATAATTCCTAATTACAAACAAGGAAGATATATGCCGCACCACCAGCCATAGCGACAGAAATTCTTGCTCGAATAAATGAAAAAGAACCTGTAATATGAATTGCTTGTTCACTGTCTGCACCTATAGTACTTAGGTCTATAGTTGAAATTATAGACCAAGCAAATGTACCTCTTACATCTGTAGGGTCCATAGTTTCTTCAATTACTAACGCTCCTGAACCGCTTCCTTCATGTAAAGCATGAATTCTAATACTAGTACAGGAAATGGGGATAGCTATAGTATCGCCTTTTAAAAGACCCTCTACATTAGTAATACGTTTCGGAAACATCTGAATAGGAACGCCTTTAGAGGCAGCTACAGGCATGTTATTCCTTTACGTAAATCGCATCATAAACTTCTTCATCTTTCTTATTTGGAGAATAGAATATGAAATTAGGACCATTAGGTTTCGCTTCAGTGTTATCCTTAGGTTCCATATTCTTAATAATAACTGACATATCCTTTGCTAGTCCTGATAGTGTCTGTACATTAGCTCCGCTTATTTTATCTTCAGTCATATGATGCAGTGCGAGTAATAGTTTCTTCCTTGCTTTATTACTTACCCTACTTTTCGCATCGGTTATGAAGTTATTATTTACCTTTTTATCATACGATGCAGTGGATGTGGAACCGTTAGTATATGCGCTTACACTTGACTCAGATATACCAAAAGACTTAGCCAATTCAATAGCAGATGGCCTACCTTGTGATATAGCTGTATCTGCTATAATATTACGTAGAGTATTAGGTACTTCTACATTACCAACACCTCTACCTTTTTCAACAGACGTAGGTGGTTTTATATCAAGTTCAATAGGAGCCGGAACTTTAGGTGGAACAATTTTATTTAGTTCCAGTTCCTTATCAAATTCATCATCAGATACTATCATCATTCCCATATCATTATCCTACCATACAAAGTGAGATTATACAAATGTGCTAAAACCTGACGTTAGAAAATAATCCAACACATTCATTACTTTATCAATCTGTTGTGTATCTGCTGATGTATGTTCCAGTGTATATTTCATATATTTATGAACATCTTCCTTAGTATATGGACCAGGTGGAATAGGTTCCATTCCATACATCACTGGAATAGGTGGTTTTCCTTTTAGTGTAGCTACAGCCTTATCTCGTATATCCACATCAGTAGATTTACTAATCGCCCGGTGAAATTCAGTATCACCAACATTAACTGTTAGGTCTTTTGATACATCTCTTGAAACAGGCATCTTAGATTTCCTTTCTGGTACTATCGTTTCAATGTCTCTCATTTTAAGTTTAGTCCGTCCCTTAGTCTTACGTGTTACTATGTCTTTCTTAACATTATGTTTTCTCTTGGTCATATATCATAATTAATAATTATATTAGCTCATATTTCAGTCCAGAGTCCCAGCCGAGGGGTATTGTACCATATCGGAAACTGAAAGTCAAATCGATGAAACATATATACTATTCTATGTAACTGATATTATGGGACCCTTATATATTTTGTTACTTTGTCATGAATACTCTATCTGCCCCTACTCATCGTGTATAAGGAAGTTATAAATATAGAGGTACTCCAGGGTACTCTATATGACTCCATATGACACTATATGACTCTATAACTTGGCATTCTTTATGCTAATACATCATTCATGCCAATAAATTGTACCATTTCAATACACTCGTGTATAATAATAGAACATATGACATGGCACACGATATGCTATAGCAACATACATGCCACAAAATAAAGCTTGACGGGACACTAGTTCTATGTTTGGTTGACTTTAGTCTGATAGTTCATATGTGAAGTATGTACGTTTTACATAGTTCAGGTATGTACCTTTACGATTTACGTAATAGTTCATATATGAACCTTAATTCTTTCTGAAGTTTTGTTCAGACTACCTAGTTCTAGTGGCATGTGAATTGCTATAGCATTAATCGTGCCACTCGATATGTACCATTTTAATTAGGTAGAATAAAGTATATCATTAGGTAGAATAGTATTATATGACCTGTATAGGTGACAGTTCCGTTTTAGTACAATGTGTAAAATCATTAGGAAAAACGTGTCCTATTTTGAGATTCTGCTGTATCGAAACAAAACAGATTTTTTGTCCTCGTTTGGTTGACTTCCTCAATACGTGACAAAACAGGCCCAAAAACCCTAGCGTTTTGATGGGTAGACTTGGCAGGCGGTATGCTACTATATATTCTATTATTGTGCGCTGGCGCGGGGCGAACCCGCAGGAGATGACTACAGAGTAAAATCGACACACGCCCCATCCCTATAGCATCTAGGTCAAGAATGCCGGTTTACTGTTACCGATAAAACACAGGCCGATAACCCTAGGTCAATTTATCAACAATGGGTGTTTCTATCTAATGGGAATATACGTTAGTCACACGTATAGCATTAGGTATCTCATGTTCATACTCTCATTGAAGTATTAATTACATTATTGATACTTGAATGAGAGTATAAACTCTCACTATGGCACAACGTCATAGGGTTAATGGAGAATGACACAATGGCTACACCGACTGCTATCAAGGTTCCCAAGTTCGATATCACGAAGCTTGCCGTTAAGGAAAAGGTTAGCAAGTTTACCTTTACCGTCCCGGACACACATGCTGAAGCTGGCAAGAAGATTGAGAAACCTTTCTCATTCTACGAAGTGGCTGAGGGCGATAACGCTACGGCACAGGCTATCATTGACGGTAAGGGTTGGAACCTGCCGGATATGGTTAACGAGTTTCTGAAGAAGAATGCTCGCGCTAACGCATATCAGACAGCTACCATCCCTTATAAGCCTAGCGAAGTTTCCGAGGAAACTGTGCAGGAGCGCATGATTAAGGACTATATCCGCATGGGTATGTCTGAAGACATGGCACGCGCTACGGTCGTTAACACTCTCAAGGCTTTGGCTGAGGGAAAGCTTAACACTGAGTCCGACACAGAGTAATACTCTGTAAGGTGTATGCGAGTCTCTGACTTAATATTAGAGACTCGCACTACTCTTAAAGCATTCAATACAGATTGAGTGTTTTAACGGTAGTTAACATTGTGAGGTATGAACTGATGAAAACTGAATGGGAAATTCGCAAGGCTATGATTGCGGACTTGCAAAGACTTGGTATCTCTTTTGCCAAAGCTTTTCTGATGGTAGAAAAGATGTTGGAACAAAAGTAAAATGTTCCAAGTAATCGCTACTCCGCCATTGTCAAAAGATACAACCGTTATCGCAAAGGATGTATCTTATCAGGTAGCCATTGCACTCAGGAATATGGCTATCAAAAACAATTTCCGCAATATTGAAATTGTGGAGAACTTTTACGGTAGTCTGAAAAACTACCTACGGGAGATACAAGTAAAGTGACTGTTATTATTACTCACCATGGGCCATCCTTCACTGATGAATGGAAGGAACCTACGAAGATTGAAAATGTGCGTATGGTTTCGGCATATCCCCATAACACAAAAGATGGATATGCGGAAATCATCGTATATTACAATGACCATACTAAAGAAAACATACGACTCGATACGTTGTATGCTTTCACTATGGTAACGGAGTAACATACAATGAGTATGTATATCGACGACTCGTGATGTTAGTATGAACATGAGAACAATATAATATTACGGCCTACCGTAATTAAAGAATCGTAACTGATTTTTTAAAACGGGTGATGGCCTGTAATCCGAATACCATCATTTGATACTTGGCATAAGTATTGCATAAAGAGTAAATCTGACATAGCGAAAGGTTGACTAATATTATGGCTACGTCATATACTCATGGCTCATGATATTAGCTTCGCTAACTAGACTATGACTCATGATATGTATGTAAGATATAATAGTAGTGTCCTCAATAAATGACACCATGAATTCCATCAATGTACCATGTGTGACATCTCAAATAATACCAACTCATTATGCATGACATTATGAAATTATATTAATCACTACTCCAATATATTATATCTCATGCCAACCATACTTTTAAATTACATTCTTATGGATAATGTATGCAAATTTAGATTTTCAGTCTACTTCTCGTATGTTTCTAGTATGTTCCTAGTGTATTCCTAGTGTGTCTCTCGTATGTTCCTCGTGTGCCGAAAGGGGGTTAAATGACTCATTATCAAGGGTTTAACCAATAAGTACCCTCTAGGACCAACTAGTATTAGGCCTATAAAGTGATATGTGAGTGGCCTATTTAGTGGACATGGTTGTTAATGGAACACTGTCCTACTTATGAGACATACATGAAAGGGTAAGCATAATGTATGCCATGACGGAAGGGGTTTTATGTCTTATTTTATATATTTTTTTTTAGATTATACTAATAGCTAATAGTGCAATTAGGACTTACTTGATATCGCCTCAAATGCCCATTTTTGCCGGGGGTACTATATCCCCTTAAGAGTACCTATCGACTAAGGTCCATCGATTCAGTCACTTACGGCCAAACGACGCACGAGAGATACACGAGAAAATGACTAGGAACACACGAGAGATACACGAGAGAAACACGAGAAGGATTACTGAAAACACGATTTCATATACCTATCACTAACTTTTAAATTCCTGTCTATGGATTGATACCAATATACTGATATAATTCATAAAATAGGTTCAATATGGGTATCTTTTAGTAATAATAATTAGGTATATGGCAGCCGACCTAACCGATTATCACTATATCTAGAGTACGATATTGGTACCCATAACACACTATCGTGCATGACAAAACGATACACTAAGATAGAACTACATGACATGACATTTATAATATGGGTGACAAAAAAATAAAAGTGTCACCTGTTTAGGACAGTGTGCGAAAAGTAGACAAATGTCTCACAAAATGGAACAGTCAATTTATTGACACACTACCTGTAGTGGTGTCGGATTTCCGACACACTATATATTGTGGTTTGGACTACGGCATAAGGTTTGCACTCTTAGTCGGTAAAAACTACTTCCGCGTCTAGGCAGATTATTATTATGGCAGCTACAATGGAAAAGAAACACTACGATAAGGCAGTATATTGGTTACTGCCGAATGATGGAGCACCGTTTAAGTGTGTCGATTGTGGTAAGGATTTTCATCACACTAAGGTGATTCTTACACAGATACCGAAAGATGATTCTCGCGCCACTATGTGTTATGACTGTGTAGATGAATGGTGGCTGGCTAATGCTACCAATTTGGGAATGTTTCCGTTCTAACTGTTAGTACTACTTAGGAACAACTACTATGGAATACAAGTACGACACAATCGAATACGTCATTGAACACACACTCAGAGACATCATGAGATTGGATTCACAATACAATCTGTTGAAAAAGATTGTTCACAATCCAGACTCAGATATGGATGTAAAACACATTGTCAGATTGACACGAATGATTTGCAACAATGTCAATCGAATCTTTGAATTGTATCCGGTGGTAAGGCCGGAATATGTTCAATCGGTGCCTCGCGTTCCGAGACTCATCAAACACTAGAGTAAACATTCTACAGGATACTCAATAACGTATTGAGTGTCCGATAGAGTGCTTAGTCTATTACAACTAGTAAGGAGAGAATAGTGAGATTTAACTTTGAAAAAATGCCTTTCATTCACGTTCATTGTGTAAATGGTATTGTTGCTATGCCAAAAGTTTGGTTTGGTGATGATGCTTTTTGGAATGGTCATAACTGGCAGTCACAGGAAACTGTAGACTATTGGTTCGATGGTATCGACCCTAATCCTGTTCCTGTTCTTATTACAAAGAACTATGATTGGTGTGAAAAGTGTTATAGTTCTTTTTGTTCATGTTTCTAACTAAGGAATAACTAATGCGAAGCAATATTCATTACCTGACTCATACCAATGAGTCCATTACTTTCACTAAAGAAGGTGTATGGATTCAGCCGATTGGTGATAGTCCTTCCTATAAGTTTACGGGCACACCTGCTGAACTCATTCAGATTCTTATTCATTACGCTGATGAATCTGATATGAATTGTATCTTCAAGGTAGGCATTTCACGATACTATTTCAAACCATTGGAAGTTAGATATACCACATGGCGTGAAATGTTATCTATGCCTGATGGTGTTCCGCCGGGTCAATACATCATTGAATGTGATAATGACATTACATTCTTTGCTGAAAAGCGATATAACCACTCTATGATTGAGTACTCGTTTGAATAATATCAAATAGAAGGATAGGACTGATGACAAAGACATTCACCATTAAACTTCGTGGCACAAAAGCAGAGTTAGACCGTGCCGATATCTTCCTGAGAATGGTTAAAGACCTTAATAAGATGGGTCTTAATATTGACCAAGCTATTAAGATGGTCGTAACTATTGGTATTGAGATTCCGGAGATTGTGAAATAATGAAACTTGCGACTGGTAAACTAAAAGTTCGTGATGGTATGAATAAGGAAGTGGAATACACTTTCACATATGAGCATCTTGATACCAGAGCCGATGCTCTTGAATATGCTGAAAAGTATGGACTAAACCTCGCTAGTCTCGTTACTGATGTACTGAGAACTAAAGCTCGCGCTCAGGCATATGAACAGATTATTCACACTATGAGGAAACCTAATTATGAATAAATATGAAATGACCGACACCACTAGTGATATCAACATTGTATTCAAGAACAATGTTCGTGTGTTCGCCGGACTAAAAGAAGAATGCATTGCATACATCGCATTCCATGAATCCTTCGATGGTATATGTGATGCTATTTATGCTGATAATCATCCAGATTTCAGACTTGTTGCTAAAGGTCTGGTTCTTATCTGTGATGCTTATTGGAATGACGTTCTTACTAAGGATGAATTTATAGATTACACAACCAGACTTAGTGAAAAGTATCTGCTTTAGGTTTTGTACAGGATACTCATGAGAGGTGAGTATCCGATAGAACACCTAAACAGGAGATAACATGGACACAAGACTTTACGATGAATACATGATGTGGCGTAAACAAGGATTACGCGCCATCACAGCATATGGTATTAGTAAGTATGGATTCTCATTCATACTTGATTACTTATTATAGTAGTAAGCAATATTAAGGAGTATTAAGCAATGAACCACGCATTCCAATCCTCACAGTTAGACAAAGAGAAATGTGGTATATGTAAGTATAATTTCTTACAACACAGTGCTCTTGCAGAATGTCAAGCATGCAAAAACATTGGTCCAGTCAATCCTGTAAAGACTATACTGATGTGTGAGTCATGCGAGACAAAGGAAATCACGGCAACATTAGAGGCTAATAAGCCCGAGAATGTTAAAGCTAGAGTAGATGCTGTACAGAATGCATTCACAGTAGGCAATGGTAATGGTAATGCTAAGATTGCAGCCATTAGTCATGAAGCCTCGCGCATCTTACATAATGAGATATCTGTACGTGAGGATATCTTCAATGCTCACACTAAATCTATCCATGCGTTAGACCAAGAGTTACATTCTGACCCATCCATCAACAATCCCAATTATGTACTAGCCGAAACAATCATGGCTAGTATTAAGAATTTTCAAGATGTGATGTTTGATGGTATGGCACTTGTTGTAAAAGCTGGTAATGAACAGCGTGCAGCAATAACATATCTCAATCAAATGGCTAATAGGCTTCGCGTTGAAGAACGTGAAAAGCTTAAGATTGAAGACCTAAACTATAAGCCTCTCCCGCCTAAACTTGCTAAGGTTGGTATTAATAAGATAGGTAGACCGGCTGGCTCATCAAACAAGTCTGAGAAACCTACTAAGAAATACAAACTTAAGATGTCAGAACTTCATGCTGCAATGAAGGAAACAGGACTACCGGGACATATTATTGCCACGCTTAGTATGAAGGGTCAGTCTATTGAGGAAATTAAGAAGTGGCATTTCGCTAATATGGCGAAGATGAAACTAACTAAGATTCCCAATCCTGACAATATTCCCGGAATTGAATCTGCACTTCCTATGGTAACTGAACCTAAAGTAAAACCAGAAATTGTAGATGAAGAACCCTACAATATGGATGACGAAGACTAACTACTCATTGAATAGTAGGAAATAGAAAAATGGACAGAACTGTAGCGTCAAAATTCGTTCGTGAACATTTAGATAAACACGGACTAAAAGATTGGAAAGTCAAGATAACTACTGACATTAAACAATCTTTTCTTGGATTGACCGTTTATAAAGATAAGACCATTATCATAAACGCTCACCATGTAGACATTCATCCTGATGAAGAATGTAAGGATACATTTCTTCATGAAGTGGCTCATGCATTAACTCCCGGTCATAAGCATGATGCTGTATGGCAAGATAAAGCTAAAGAGTTAGGGGCTAGACCTACTGTATGTTCGCATCTTGAAATTCCTGAACATGTTATTGATGCCATTCGCTCAGGCGAAATGGTGGAAATGACAATAGAGGAAGAAACATACGTAGTCAAGCGTCCTAAGTTCACTATCACACGTTTACAAGATAAGTGTCCTGAATGTGGTAAGGTAGCTGAGGAAATATTCGCTATCGAAACTACACTTCCTAGTGGAGATGTAGTTAAACTCATCACATTAAAGTGTTTCCACATAATCAAAAAGATTATACCGAGGGGAACACCATTTGAAAAGATGGTATCTAATGATTGGCAAGATGCTATCAAAGGATGCAAACATAAGTTCGTTAAACATAAGTGTATTCATTGTAACGAATACTGTTTGATGGACTTTCAGGTTAAAGGTGCTCAGTCGGCAGAGAAAGGATTGAGCATACAGAAAGGTTTCGGTATATTCGATGATATGGGTTTGGGCAAAACTGTCCAAGCATTAGCAATCGTAAGATATCATCTTGAATATACTCCCACGCTGTATGCTGTTAAATCAGCTATTAAGTTTAACTGGTTTAAACAGATTAATCGATGGCTTGGACCTTTGTTCATGCCACAGATTATCCAAACGTCTAAGGATTTCCTGATTCCCAATCTTAGGTCATATATCATTTCATATGACTTGTTGAAAAGATTCCCTCGCGAAAAGATTGAAAAACTAAACATAAAGTTAGTAGTATTAGATGAGTGTCAACAGATTAAGAATGTTGACTCGGCTAGGACACAAGAGGTTCGTAAGCTTGTGTCTAATCCTACTTGTAAAGTATTAGCACTATCCGGCACACCTTGGAAGAATAAGGGTAGTGAATTCTTTCCTGTTCTTAATATCATGGACCCGATTAAGTTTCCGAAATATCAGGGATTCCTTGATAGATGGGTAGACTTTCAATGGGTTGGTGATAAAAAGAAGATGGGTGGTATTCGTAATATTACCAAGTTCAAGGAATATACTGATGCACTCATCATCCGTCGTGAATTCAATGAAGTTATTGATGAATTCCCGGATATCAATAGGATGAAACTGCCGGTTCTGTTAGACGATTTATCACAATCATCCTATGATGATGAAGTAAGTGAATTCGTCAAATGGTATAATGAAGCAGTTATTGGTGGTGAGGAAGATAGCCTTAATGGACTAGAAATGTTAGCCAAAATGTCTCGTATGAGACATATTACGGGCCTCGCAAAAATACCAGCTACGCTCGGATTTGTTGAGGAATTTGTTGAGGATACTGATAAGAAGCTGGTTATTTTCCATCATCATATTGATGTTGGGAATATCATGTATGACTCACTCACTAACACCAATAAAAACACCAATCCAGACTATTATGAATTGGCTCAGACTCTTGTAGATGAGAACATTGAGGTAATGAAGTTAGATGCTACAAAGTCTGATGGTGAACGTTTTACTATTGGTGAGAACTTCAACTCATGTAAAAGAGCTATATTGATTGGTAGCACTATAGCATCAGGTGAGGGTATCGACTTACAGACATGCGCTGATTGTGTTATGCATGAACGTCAGTGGAATCCTCAGAATGAAGACCAAGCCGCACCCGGTAGATTTAGACGTATTGGTCAAAAGTCTAGTGTTATTAATATTTCCTTTGCAGAAGCAGAGGGAACTATTGATGAACACTTTGATGCCATTGTGGAACAGAAACGTAAGTATTTCCACAGTGTAATGAATAAGTCAGATATGCCATCGTGGGACCAGAATGAGATTGGTAAACAGTTAGCTGAACTCATTGTGAATAAGCATAAACAGAAAAACAAGGGTAAGAACAAGCCTGTTGTTAAGAGGGAACTGGCGAAATACTAACATGAATATCGATAT